GCTGTCTACTGTACGATGATCGGGGAATACATCCTTGCTCGTGGGCAGAAGATGCCACTGTCTTTAGAAGAGACTGCAAAGAGACGGGATGTTACACTCAAGCGTTCAGACCTGATGGAAGAGACATTCAAGAAAGGGGTTGGCTATGAGGACATGGACCCAGAGATTGTAGAGACCTATGGCCGTGGGGATGTCATATCCTGCTTGGAAGTGTACGAATCTCAGATGCATGATTACCGTAAGCCTGAGTTCACAGGGCTGCGTAAATCCCGTGATATGATGAATGAAATGATGTTCGTTCTGATTGAGATGGAACGTAATGGTATCTGTATTGATATTGATGCACTAGACGAAGTAGAGAATGAGTTCACTGAAGAGCGTAACGTACTACAGAAACGCCTGTATGAGATTGCGCACACAGTCATGGGGGACACACCTGTCAACCTAAACTCACCCGCACAGTTATCTGAAGTAGTCTACTCACGCCGTGTCATGGACAAGAACAAGTGGCGTGAAGTGTTTAACATCGGATTGAACAAGGTAGGTAAACCCTTACCCCGTCCACGTATGTCGCCTAAAGAATTTTCACTGGCTGTTAAAAACAACTCTACAATTCTACATCGTACTGTGGGTACACAATGCTCAGAATGCCACGGGTTAGGTACAGTTCAGAAGATTAAGAAGGATGGCAAGCCTTACAAGAACAGATCTAAGTGCGTTACATGTAACGGAGAAGGAGCACTCTATATACCTACAGATAAGGTAGCAGGGTTTAAGCTTGTGCCTTCTAGCGTACAGGATGTATCTGCTAATGGTTTCAGTACGGATAAAGGCACACTTCAATTCTTACTTGCTCAGGCTCAACGTAAGGGTATGGACGAGGCGATTGAGTTACTGCAAGGGATGCGTAGGCTCAATGCTCTGAACGTCTACCTAGCGTCCTTCTGTGGCGGTATGAGGCGTAATACACGCAGTGATGGCATCCTGCATACGACATTCAACCAGTGCATTACAGCTACAGGACGTTTGTCGTCATCAGACCCTAACTTCCAGAACCAACCTCGTAGTGGTACGTTCCCGATTCGTAAGTGTGTCGTATCCAGATTTGAAGGTGGAGAGATCATGGAAGCTGATTTCAGTGGTCTGGAGTTTCGTGTAGCCGGTGAACTGTCTAAAGATCCACAGATCTATGATGACATCATGACAGGGAAGGACGTACACAAACAAACAGCGTCTATTATCAATCAGAAGCCTGCAGATCTTATTACCAAGGATGAAAGACAACACGCAAAGGCATATACGTTTGCACCGCTATATGGCGGTCAGGGAGCGTCTGAAGCCCCGCACGTGCAACAATACTTCAAAGAATACTTCAACATCTATGAAGGATTAGCGCAGTGGCACGATAAGTTAAAGCGTGGCGTATTAAAAAATGGAATAGTCACACTACCATCGGGACGACAGTTCTTTTGGCAGAATGTAGAACGTAAAGCTAACGGTAGGATTTCGTACGCAACACAGATTGTGAACTATCCTGTACAGTCCTTTGCTACGGCGGATATTGTACCACTCTCTTGCATCAGAGCACACAAGCTAATGCAGGGTGCCGGTGTACAATCTAAGCTAGTGCTAACTGTCCATGACTCTATTGTTGTTGATGTGTATCCTGGAGAACAGGATAAAATAAAAAATATTTTAGTTAATGCAATGGAAGGGGTTGCAGATGAAGTAAAGGTACGATATGATTACAAAATGGTAATCCCACTCGCCATTGAAATAAAGAGTGGTTCAAATTGGCTAAATGGAAAAGTTATATATGAGTGAAGTAGCACTATATAATGGCATGACTCCTGATCAGCTTATGGCTGCGATGGGTGCAGGGGATTCAGCACAACAAGCTGAGTCAACAGGAAACCGTCTTCCTTTGTTGAAGGTTAACTACCAAGACGAGGACAACGACGGTAACACTCTCAAGAAGGGCTTGTTTGCTCTTAACCTACCTACGGGCACTGTGTATGGTGCTGACGTTACTGTGCGTGTATTCGCCGACTACATGCAGTATTTGGACTACGATCCAAATGAAAATGCGGTTGTCAATAAGACAATCATTCATCGTGTAGGTGATGAGCCTATTGATGAGACTGGTGGCCTGCGTTGTGGCAAGCCTACGTCTAAGGAACTGCGTGAGATGGACGCAGACGCAAAGCTGAAGTACAAGGACATTACGTGCTTCCGCTACATGTATTCAACCGTAACTATGGCAGACGCTAAGGATGGCGCTGGCAATGATGTTGAGGTACAGGATGTACCCTGCCTGTTGCGTTTGAAAGGTGCATCATTCCTTTCATTCTCTACTGACGTGATTGAGCCTTGTCGCAATCAAAAGCTCAAGTTCATGGAGGTGACAAGCAAGCTTGTGACTACACGCCAGAAGAATGGCTCAGTAACTTACTTTACGGTAGGCTTTGAGCCTGACTTCTCTAACAAGACTGACATCAGTACTGATGATCTTCAGTTTATGTCCAAGATACTGGACACAGTAAATGCGGAGAACAAGTCCGTTATTGCAAAGCATAATGCCGCTTTGTATGGCAAACAGTCTGATGCTAGCGATGAAAAGCTTGTCGCTGAAGTAGAAGACTATCTAGAGATTGATGGATGACACTATGTCCGATATGCCTCACGAGTACGAGGTTCGGATACGTGAATATCTATCTAAGTTGTCAGCAGGGGAAGCTCCCCCTGTTGATGACGCTCTTATAGATCAAGCGTGTGAGGACTTCCGTAACGCACTAATCAAACAGTTCACTAGAGATGGTGGGCGTGATTTTACAGTGCGTATGTCTAACGCAGGACGGCCACGTTGCCAACTGTGGTGGCAAAAGAACCACCCCGAAGATGCTAAAGCTCCTTCTTACGATTTCATCATGAAGATGCTTCTTGGTGATGTTATTGAAGTATTGGCCTTGCTTTTAATGCGGGGCGCAGGTATACCAGTCCAGTCCTATCATGGCAAGGTAACTCTCCCTTTAGATGAAGAAACGTCTATCCAAGGGGAGTACGATGTTGTGATTGATGGCAAAGTCTGGGATATCAAATCCGCTTCTCCTTTTGCCTTTGAGCATAAATTCAAAAGCTTTGAAGACGTTAAGAATGACGATTCATTTGGGTATGTAGCTCAGGGCTTCGGCTACGCTAAAGCTAGTGGTATGGACTTTGGTGGGTGGATTGTTATTAACAAGTCTACTGGCGAATGGAAGTTCATTGAAGCAAATAACGATTATGCTGAAGAGTACAGTGAAGTCATCAAGGATACCTATGACTACATTGCTACTGACCGTGACTTTGAACGGTGCTTCAGCGATATTGAGGAAACCTACAGAAGCAAGCCTACCGGTAATCGCTACATCGCAAAAGACTGCATGTACTGCGATTACAAGTACTCGTGCTGGGAAGGGTTACAGTACAAACGTGTAGAAGCGTCACAGGCAAGGAATAAGCCTTGGAGATACTATACGGTGTACAATGACGTTCAGTAAGGCTGCGAGGAAGTATGGTTATAAATCAGGCTTGGAAAAAACTGTCGCTGATCAGATCAAGAAGCGGGGACTACGTGTTAAGTATGAAGATGCATCTTCAAGAATTAGCTTTACACAACCCGCTACTGATAGAACGTATACTCCTGATTTTGTCTTGCCTAACGGTATTGTGGTTGAAACAAAAGGCAGGTTCACCTTAGAGGATCGCAAGAAGCACTTGTGGATTCAAGAGCAGACAAGCAACGACATACGGTTTGTATTCTCTAACTCTAAGGCTAAGATACGTAAAGGATCAAAAACATCGTACGGGGACTGGTGCACTAAGCACGGTTTCCTGTATGCGGATAAACTAATCCCAGAGGAATGGTTCAATGAGTAAACCAGTAAACCTAGACCTAGAGCCGGGGGAAGCATTCCTTCGGGTTAGTGTGGACGAAGAAGGAGTTACTAACTTTGCTTGTGGCTTCTACCCATCTAATATGAATATTGAGAAAGACTTTGATCCTGAAAAGGATATTGACTACGACGATATGATTGCCGTATTCATGGCCGGTCTATCGCATCTAATTCAGAATGATATGGATACAAT